CCGGCGACAAGATCGCCTTCGAGCACGAGGCGGCAAAGACGGGGGCCATGTTCATCCACCAAATGAGGCCGGAGAACGGCCTCTACACGGTCAGGGCCATGTCAATGCCGATCAGCGGCAAGGAAAAGCGATCGAAGTCGTGGGCCGCGGTCCACTTCTTCCAGCTCGGCAACGAGATCGCCGCCCGGCACGGCCTGACCTTCAAGATCTACGGAGTCACGGATCAGGTCTATGCCTACATGGCCCAGACGAACGAGACAGACTTCGCGTTTTTTTCTCGGCTCTGCTCTCTCGAGGGCTGCCAGATGGTCATCTATGACGGCAGCCTGATCGTCTACAACGAGGCGTACATCGAGCAGCAGACGCCGGTCGGCGAGCTGCAGATCGGCGAGGCGGGCGTCTTTTTCTACAACGACGCCACGGATCTCGCCTACGGCAGCGCGGAGGTCACGAGCGGGAGCGTCTCCGGATCCTTCACGGATCCGAAGGCGACGACCGACAAGGTCCTCCGGCCGACGATCCCGATCAAGGTGAACAGCACCGCAGAGGCGGCACGCTTCGCCAAGGGGCTCCTCAGGGAGGCCAACAAGAACGGCCAGACCGGGAGCTTCACCGAGGAGCTCATGACCGGCTACGCTGCAGTCAGCATCATGAGCCTCAGAACTACCAAGGCGGCAGCGTGGGACGGGACCATCTTCCTGAGCAAGGTCCGCCACGACTACGTCAAGAACAACAGCACCCTCTACTTCAGGAGGGTCATTTTGGAGGGCTACTAAATGGGAACGATCGACAAAGGCACCATCGCGAGCCTGAACACCGCGAAAAACACGGCAAGGGTGCAGACGAAGGCCGGGATCGTCACCAATGACCTCGTCGTCCCGTGGCACCTCAGGGGCGGCAGCGGGAACCTGAAGAAAGGCATGGAGGTCGTGTTCGTCGAGTTCGACGATCAGACCGGGATCCTCCTCGGGAGAGCCGACGGCGACTGGGGCTACTACTTCATCGCCGGGATCGCCGCCGCCGGAGACGTCAAGGCTGGCGGGGTCAGCCTCCAAAAGCACACGCACAACTACACGTGGGGCCACGATCCGGGCAGCAGCGTCACCGGACAGGCCAACGAGTGAAGGAGGTGAGGACACGTGTCCACGATGGCAAAATGGAGAAACAAGGAGTGGGTCGTCAGCCCTCGGGAGGTCCTCGCACTCGAGAACCTCGCCTTCTCCTATGAGCAGCAGGCGGACAACAACAGCAGTACCGAGAGTCAAGCGCCGACTAATCAGCGCGGGACGCAGCTCGTCCCCCTGACCTTCAAGACGGTCCTGCACTCCGGCGCCGGCGTCGACGTCCGCAGCGAGATCGAACAATGGAAGGGCATGGTCACGCTGACCGGCCCCTTCTACCTGAACGGCCGGCAGCTCGGCCCGAAGTTCCAGCTCCGGAAGGTCGCAGTCAGCGACGTCAAACTGGACAACAGCGGGCGGATGCTCCTCGCGACCCTGAGCTTCACGTTCAAGGAGTACGACAAGGACACCACCAGCGTCCCGGAGACGACCACGAGCGCCCTGAAGGTCGCAGCGACTCCGGCCGTCAAGGCCGAGATCGCAACGCCTCCGGCAGCAGTCCAGCAGGCCCCGGCCAGAGGCATCAAGGTCGGCGACTACGTCTACCCGACCGGCACCAGATACTACACCGGCCAGAAGATCCCGGACTGGGTGAAGCAGAGGAAGCACAAGGTCAGCCAGATCAACGGCGCCAAGACCCTCCTCGGCAACCCCGACGGGATCAACAGCTGGGTCTACACGAACGAGCTCAGCCTCGGGTGAGAAGGAGGAACGCCATGAGAAAAAGCGGAAACGGCAGGCCAGAGGTCTGCGCGACGAACATCCTCAGCACCATCCGGGGCGAGGTCGCCTACGAGCGGATCAAGGGCGTCGACGGTCGTCTCCACGACCAGCCGATGAACACGGCCGCGGGAGAGGCTCAAACAGACGCCGAGAGGCAGCTCGAGATCTTCGAGCCGAGGATCGACGTCGACCACATCGAAGTCACCGGCAACGAGCGCGGGGACTTCACGTATGACATCCAACTGAGCAGAAAGGAGGGAGAAAAGTGAGCAATGTCGATTTTATCGAAACAGACAGCGGCGTCATCCTGACCACGATCCTGCAGCAGCTCGAAAACGGATGCAGCGAACCGCTGTACCCGGGCGACGAGCGCCGCATCTTCGGCGAGTCGGCTCTGGCGCCGCTTTTTGTTTCTCTGTTCTCGCTCGTCAATGACAGCTGCAGACAGAAGATGCTCCGCTATGCACGGGGCGAAGTCCTCGACGCGCTGGGTGAGAACTTCAAGGTCTACCGGGAGAGCCCGAAGCCGGCGACGACCACCCTGCGCTTCTCGATCGACGAGGCGATCTCGACGAACATCGCCATTCCGGCCGGGATCCGCTGCACCAGCGACTACGTCCGCTACTTCGTGACAGACAACACGGTCGTCCTGCAGGCAGGCAGCACCTACGTCGACGTCACGGCCACGGCCGAGACGGGCGGCAAGGAAGGCAACGACATCGGCATCGGCGAGATCAACACCATCGTCGACATCAGCCAGATCCCGCTCGTCGACAACGTCACGAACATCGTGGCCACCGGCGGCGGCGAGGACGAGGAAAGCGACGACGCATACCGTGAGCGGATCCGGAACTCCGGCGACGCGATCAGCACGGCCGGCCCGGCTGCAGCCTACCGCTACTGGGCCATCGCCTCGAACCCGGCGAGGATCTCCGACGCCATCGTCGAGAACCTGATCCGGACGAGAGCCGAGGAGATCCCGGTCTACACGCGGAGCGGCACGGCCTACGCCTTCATCGGCGGAGAGAACCTGCAGGAGGCCACCCTCAAGGTCAAGGCACACGGATCCTCGACGGTCGCAGCTCTGACGAGCGACTACTCCGTCGACTACTCCGACAGCCGGCTCCTGATCATCACCATCGTCCCGGGCGGGATCCTCGCGTCCGCGGCGTCTCTGGACGTCGAGATCGAGGAGATCGCCGACGGCGAGGTCGTGATCACGCCGGTCTGCTTCGGAGGCGAGATCCCAACCGCCGAAGATCTGGCCGCCGTGCTGGACACCTGCAGCGCGAGCGACGTGAGGCCTCTCACGGACCGCGTGACGGTCAAGGCCCCGGACGTCGAGTACTTCGACATCGAGCTGGTCTACTACACGACCGCAGCCGACGAGGCGGCCTGCATCGCAAGCGTCGAAGGATCCGGCGGAGCGATCGACCAGTACGTCTACTGGCAAGGCAGCAGCCTGAAGCGCGACATCAACCCGGACTACCTCAGGAAGCTGATCCTCGCGCCGGACTGGGAGGGCGCCGTCGGCGCCACCATGGTCCAGATCACGAAGCCGGTCTACCAAGACCTGCCCGGGACGACTCTCGCGAAGTGGTCCGGCAACCTGACGGTCAGCCACATCGTCAAGGAGGGGGTGAACTAAATGGGCCAGAAGATCAACGCGCCGAACTCCCTCCGCCTGCTGCCGCAGTTCATGAGGAAGGACGAGGCGAACATCGCCCTCACGAAGGCCGTCGACGAGCTGATCCGGGATCCCGGAAGCCGCGCCAAGCAGCTCCGCGTCTGGGATCAGATCGACGCGCTGCCTGAGGCCCAACTGGACGAGCTCGCGTGGGAGCTGAACGTCGACTGGTACAAGTCCAGCATGACGATCGAGGCCAAGCGGGCGACCATCAAAAACGCGAGGCTGATCAAAGCACACCGCGGCACCAAGTACGCAGTCGAGGAGCTCGTCTCGAACTACCTCGGCAGCGGCGTCGTGGTCGAGTGGTATGAGGTGAACGGCAAGCCCTACACCTTCTACATCTGCACGACCGAGGACGTCAGCGACGACACCCTCTACAACGAGTTCATCGAGGCCGCCAACGCGGCCAAGAGCGCCCGCTCGAGGCTGCTCGGCGTCTATGCCTACATGGAACACGTGATCACAGTCCTCGCGAAGCACGTCGGCGGCGCCGGCGCCTTCATCTACGTGAAGGCCGGTACCCATCCGCGGATCACCAACGTCGGCGGCTACGGCTCGATCACGGTCCTCTCCGGACATGAGACCGAGCCCGGGATCTTCGGCTACACGAAGCCCGGAG